GAAGAACATGCACCCCGGCAAAAAGCCTACAAAGCTTGCCAAGGGCGGTAAGACCAATGAGATGATGATGCAGTATGGTCGCGGTATGGCCAAAGTTAAGAATCAGGGGAAATAACATGGCCAAGATTAACAATCTACCTGCTTCTGCATACGCCAAGCCCCACACCATGAGTGGTAAGCCTGTAGGCATATCCGAGAACCCCGGCATTCCGCCAAACCGCAGTAAAGCAGACACAGTTAATATGTCTATTGGCAATATTAGCAAAGCGGCTGGTAACGAAACCACTAAGACATCCGGTATCGTCACCCGTGGTAACGGCGCGGCGACCAAGGGAACTATGGCTAGAGGCCCGATGGCATGAATTACACTGAACTCAGCAACGCGATCCAAGCGTACACGGAAAATACCGAAGCGGACTTTATCGCTGAAATACCCGTGTTCGTTCAGCAAGCTGAGCAGCGTATTTACAACTCGGTGCAGTTCCCTTCGATTCGTAAGAACATGACGGGCGTGGTATCTACCACCAGTACATACTTGTCCGCGCCTGATGACTACTTAGCCTCGTATTCACTGGCTGTTATTGATGCCGACGGCAACTATGAATACTTGTTGAACAAAGACGTTAACTTTATTCGTCAGGCATATCCAAGCGCTAGCGATGTGGGTTTGCCAAGGTACTATGCTTTGTTTGGCCCTACTGTTAGTGGTAGCACAATTACTGACGAATTAACGTTTATTCTTGGCCCAAAGCCAGATGCCAATTACACAGTTGAGTTGCACTATTACTACTACCCTGAGTCAATTGTCACAGCTTCTACTACATGGCTGGGCGACAATTTTGATTCTGTACTGTTGTATGGCTCTTTGGTTGAGGCTTACACCTACATGAAGGGTGAAGCCGATATGATGCAGTTGTATAACGGCAAGTTTATGGAAGCTCTTGCGTTAGCTAAACGTTTGGGTGATGGTATGGAGCGTCAAGACGCGTATCGTTCTGGTCAGTTCCGTCAGAAGGTAACTTGATATGTCAATTATCCAGACCCAAACCACCAGCTTCAAGGCCGAGCTGTATCAAGGCATACATGATTTGACAACTGACGTTATCAAGATTGCTTTGTATACAGCCAACGCTAATTTAAATGAAGACACAACCATTTACAATTCAACCGGTGAAGTGCCAGCTACAGGTACGTATGCGCTTGGTGGGGCGACATTAACACCAATCACGGTATCGTCTTCTGGATACACAGCCTATGTGGGCTTCCCCAATATCTCTTGGACTGGAGCTATCACGGCTCGGTGCGCACTGATCTATAACTCTACCCAAGGCAACAAATCTATTGCTGTTTTGGACTTCGGTTCTGATAAAACATCCAGCGTTACATTTACAATTACCATGCCAGCAAATACCGCTACGACGGCTCTTATCAGGAGTTCAAATTGATTGTTACTACCACCAAAGGCGACATGGACGAATCTCTGCTTGAAAAACGGGAAGGTTCCGTCGATAATGACATAGAGTACACAACTTGGGTTGAGTACTGGCATGAGGGTGAACTTGTTCACCGTTCTGTTCATGTCAGTTTAAAAACTTCGCCCCCGCTGTTTGCCGAAGCAGCATCTTTAGATTAAGGAAATATCATGGCAAATACTCAAGCAATGGCCACCTCATTTATGGGGGAGCTCCTCATTGGCGCACACCAATTAGGTGCTGTTACTTTAGTTTCTCGTACAAGTTTGACTTCTCCCACAACTGACACGCTCAAAGCGTTGCTAGTTTTGGCTTCTGGCACGGTTAACGCCAGCCAGACTAACGTTGGCACACCCGGTACTGGCGCACCTTCAACATCAAACATTGGCACTAGCGAAGTATCCGGTGGAGGCTACACAGCCGGTGGTGTGACTGTAACTAACGCTACCGCGCCTACATCAACAAACTCATCTTCTACGGCGGGTGTTGCGTACTGGACTCCTTCAGCAAGTATTACGTACACAACCGTGACTTTGACTACAGCGTTTGATACGATGGTACTTTATAACTCTACACAGAGCGGTAAAGTCATTAGTGTTCACACGTTTGGCTCACAAACTGTAACTGCTGGCACGTTTACTTTAACAATGCCCGCAAACAGCACGACTACTGCGTTGATTCGTTTGGCTACAACCTAATGTGGGCGGCGGGGAAACCCGCTGAATAGCCAATGTTTGGTATCTCCGCGTTTGCCGAAGCTCCATTTGCCTCGCTTGCGGGGCAGACAAGAGACGTTGCTCTTACCGGCGTTCAGGCATCTGGCGCGGTAGGAACAGTCGCAGTTGGTGCTAGGTCTAAGGCCCTAACAGGTGTATCAGCTTCGGGCGCGGTTGGTACAGTTGTTCAAAGTAGAACTAAAGCGCTTACAGGCGTAGCAGCTTCGGGTGCAGTTGGTACAGTTGTTCAAAGTAGAACTAAAGCGCTTACAGGCGTAGCTGCTGCAGGTGCAGTTGGTACAGTCGTCCAAAGTAGAACAGTTGCGCTCACAGGCGTAGCAACTACGGGCGCAGTTGGAAATGTTACCGAAACTAACAGCCCAACCGAAAATGGCGTAGTTGCCAATGGTTTTGTAGGTACAGTTGTTCAAAGTAGAACAGTTGCGCTTACAGGCGTAGCAGCTACGGGTGCAGTTGGCACAGTTGTTTTTTCAGCAAACGTCACTCTTGCAATTACGGGCGTTCAAGCTACAGGCGCAGTAGGTTCCGTCACCTCAAGTAGAACTAAAGCGCTTACAGGCGTAGCAGCTACGGGTGCAGTTGGCACGGTTGAGGTCGCCGCAAGGTCTTTAGCCCTTACAGGCGTAGAAGCTTCAGGCAACCTAGGTTCTGTTTCAATAGGCGAGCGCTTAATAGCTGTCACAGGCAATCAGGCGATGGGTGCTGTTGGTAGCTTCGGTGTATTTTTCTGGTCGTTAATTGATGACAGCGAAGACGCAAACTGGCAAAATATAAATAACACGCAAGCATCTGGATGGGCTTTAGTTGATGACAATCAGAGCGCAAACTGGCAAAATATCGACAACACTCAATCTTCAGGTTGGGGCGTAATTAACGATGAGCAAACGCCAGACTGGGAATTGGTTGATACAGTCTGAAAAGGATAACTTATGGCTCTTGTTTTAGCAGATCGCGTCAAAGAAACCACTACCACGACTGGTACGGGGACAGTGACTCTGCTTGGCGCAGCTACAGGGTTTCAGTCTTTTGCTGTGATTGGCAACGGCAACACAACTTATTACACGATTGCAGGGCAGACTGGTAGTCAGTGGGAAGTTGGTATTGGTACGTACACTTCTTCTGGTACAACACTTGCCCGTACTACGGTTTTATCTAATAGCGCAGGAACACAACCATCGGCCCTATCATTCTCCGCCGGTACAAAAGACGTATTTGTTACATATCCATCACAAAAATCGGTATCCACCGACACACTGGCCTACCCGCCAGCCATTGGCTCCACAACTCCTGCGGCTGGTTCGTTCACATCGGTGACCGTCCCTGTTGCTTCTGGCAACGCTGTCATTTCCCCTAACACCAGCATCACAAGTTGGCTGTACTCGGATAATAGTTTTTCTGTTAGCAGTCAGGAAACATCACCAACAGGTTTGTTTATTGGCTCCAACGGCACAAAAATGTACATCAACGGAAGTTCTGGCGATGACGTAAACGAATACACACTTGGCACTGCATGGAACATTACAACAGCTACGTTTGTAACAATATTTTCTACTTCTGCACAAGATACTGCGCCACAAGACATCTTTTTTAAGCCTGATGGTTTATCAATGTTTGTTATTGGAAGTACAAACGATACAGTTTTTCAATACACATTAACAGTTGCTTGGGACATTTCAACGGCTTCATACGCAAGCAAGTCTTTTAGCGTTGCATCACAAGAAGCAACGCCACTTGGTCTTTGGTTTAAGACAGATGGTTTGTCAATGTACGTTGTTGGGAGTTCAAGCGATACTGTATTTCAATACACACTTTCAACTGCTTGGGATGTTTCAACGGCATCTTATGCAAGTATTTCTTACAGCGTTGCAGCACAAGACACATCCCCAGTACAAGTAAATTTAAGTGCTGACGGCACAAAAATGTGGGTTCTTGGTGCAACAGGTGATGACATCTGGGAATATTCGCTTGGTACGGCATGGAATGTAAGCACTGCAACTCCCGTCAATAATTTTTATGTTGGCTTTCAAGACACATCCCCTCAAGGTTTATTTATTGATTCCACGGCGGCTAATCGTGTTTATATAGTTGGCAGCACTAATGATGCTGTTTTCCAATACAACACCGCGACGAACTCTGTCGATTTCAGCACAGACAAGCTGTACACACCCGGCACACTATCCATAAATGGTAACTTGGTTGCTGGTGCAAACGCTTATGTTGATGGTACTTTAGTTATTGGCGGTGCCGTAACTGCGGTGGGTGCCGTAACTGCAAGTTCTACTGTTGCTGTAAGTTCTACATTAACAGCCTCTGCCGCAGTAACTTTTAGCGGAACAACAACAAGTCTTTTGTTAGGAACATCGCAAACAACAGGTCTTATTACTGTTGGTGGAACTACTGGCACAGGTATTATTACCGTTGGTCAGTCCACAGGCGCTCAAACGCTTAACTTGGCTACTGGTGCTACTGCAACAGCCACAACCAAAACAGTCAACGTAGGTACTGCTGGTCTTTCTGGTTCAACGACCAATATCAATATTGGTTCTGCTGTATCTGGGGCAACGTCGTCAGTTACAGCCAACGGCGTTTGGACTTATAGCTCATACGCAAACATTGAGGCGTTGTTTGAAGCGGCCACAATTACAGCGTCTGCTCCAGCGGCAACCACAAACTTTGATGTCATTACGCAAGCGGTTCAGTATTACACTACCAACGCTTCGGCCAACTTCACGTTCAACATTCGCGGCAACAGCGGAACGACATTGAACACCATCATGGCTACGGGGCAATCCTGCACGATTGCGCTTTTGGTAACTAACGGCGCAACAGCGTACTACCCTACGGCTTATCAAGTGGATGGAAGTTCGGTTACTCCAAAATGGCAAACCGGAACTGCGCCCACGGCGGGTAATGCTAGTGCGCTTGATGTGTACGTTTTAACCGTAATTAAGACCGCATCGGCTACATTTACGGTATTGGCTTCACAAACCAAATTTGCATAAGGATTATCATGGCAGCAACGACGACTCTTTTGGGCTTAGTCACCCCAACACAAGGAACGCTCTCAGGCACATGGGGCGACACAGTCAACTACGGTATTACTGATTACCTTGATATTGCTATTGCGGGCACATTATCTTTTGCAGGGGATGGCGCTATTACTTTGGCTAACACCACAGGTAGCTCGTCAGGAAACGCAATAACTTCTACCACAGCCCAGTACATGGTGATCCGTATTACTGGCACACAGACTGTTACCAAAGTTATTACAGGCCCTAGCTACAGCAAGCTGTACATGGTGGATCACGCAGGCGCTACCAGCGCAGTAACATTTAAAGCTGCTGGTCAAACAGGGGTTTCTATCGCTGTGGGTGAGAAGTGTTTTGTCTACTACAACGGTACGGACTACATCAAAGTAGCTACCAGCACGGGTACAGGATCAGGATCAGTCACAAGCGTAGCAGCGACAGTCCCAAGTATTTTTAGTATTGCAGGCAGCCCAATTACTACTAGTGGCACTCTGGCAATGACTTACTCGGGGGTTCCTTTACCCGCAGCCAATGGCGGCACAGGTGTAGTTAATAGCGCTGCCATGACAGTAACGGGTTCAGGCAACTTTGCCTACACAAGAACGCTGACAGGCGTAACAAACGTCACATTTCCCACAACGGGAACATTATCTACTTTGGCGGGCACAGAGACTTTAACCAACAAAACCATAGCTTTTAGTAACAACACTTTGTCTGATGTGGCTAGTTTATCTACAACTCAGACATTCACGGCTACTAAGACCTTCTCCGGCTCATCATCTGCTCAGGCTATTGTTTTAAACGATGCGGCAGAAGTCGTAACTATATCAGCCACAGCAGCCACAGGGACAATCAACTACGACATCACAACTCAGTCTGTTTTGTACTACACAACTAACGCAAGTGCTAACTGGACAGTTAACTTCAGAGGCTCAAGCGGTACTTCATTGAATACATTGATGACTACAGGCCAGTCAATGACTGTGGCTTTCTTGGTGACTCAAGGCGCTACTGCTTATTACAATAACGTAGTTCAGGTAGACGGCTCAACTGTGACCCCTAAGTATCAAGGCGGTACAGCGCCAACGGCGGGTAATGCTTCAAGCGTGGATGCGTATGTGTACACCATCGTCAAGACGGGCAGTGCGGCGTTTACTGTCTTTGCTTCACAAACCCAGTTTGCTTAAAGGACAACCATGCCATTAGTTTCAACAAAAGGTGCGGCATCGGCTCAAGGCTTTGGTGAGTTTTCACAGGCATCTGGGTCTGTCAACTACATTGAGGATGTGTTCTCAACTTATCTTTATACAGGTAATAGTTCTACAAACACAATTACAAATAGCATTGACTTGTCTACTAAAGGTGGGTTGGTTTGGATTAAGAGCAGAAACAATGCGTACAACCATGTACTAACCGATACAGTGCGGGGTGTTAATAGTCAGTTACAGTCAAATACATCGGCTGTCCCAGAAACGGCAACCGACCAATTAACAGCCTTTAGTATTACAGGTTTTACTGTTGGGGCGGGAGCACGTGTAAACGAAACATCTTCTACGCTAACGTCGTGGACATTCCGAAAGCAGCCAAAGTTTTTTGACATTGTGACATGGACAGGAAGTGGTGTAGCCAGAACAATTGCACACAACCTTGGATCAGCGCCGGGCTGTATTATGGTCAAACGTACAGATACAGTTGCTAATTGGGAGGTCTATCACAGAAGTCTGACCAGCGCTGCATACAGTGTACAATTAAATTTAACAAATGCGGAGGCAATAACTAGCCCATCCGCTTGGAACAGTACAGCACCAACAAGTACGGTATTTTCTTTGGGGACTAACAACGATGTTAACGCATCTGGCGGTACATATGTGGCCTACCTCTTCGCCCACAACGCTGGAGGCTTTGGCCTGACGGGTACGGACAATGTGATTTCGTGTGGGTCGTTTACTACAAGTGCTGGCGGCGTGGCAACAATAACTCTTGGGTATGAACCACAGTTTGTAATGATTAAGCGAACCGACAGCACGGGCGACTGGATCATGCTGGATCAAATGCGCGGATTTGATGTGTTGGGATTAGACGCAACACTTCTTGCCAATTCATCCGCCGCTGAAACTGCAAACCAAGAGCGCGGAGAGCCAACTGCGACAGGTTTTTATATACCAAGCAATTATGGTAATAATGCAACCTACATCTACATAGCCATACGCCGTGGCCCGATGGAAGTGCCTACGGTGGGTAC